AGTGTATCCAAGGCGGATACGTTTATCGATACTGTCGTAACTGTTAGTTGTTGAAAGCCAGCATAAATGCCAACCTCTAAGCGCAGGTACATTTGGTAATGCGCTTTGTGTCCACTCATCCTTCCACATCTTGCGACGTTCTTCGGCTGATACGAACGTATCCTCAGGTGCCTCTCGACTACGGTCAAGACTCGCGCGATTTTCGCGTCCACCTGCTGACAATGATTTTTTTAAACGTGAATCCATTTTAAGTTCTCCTAGTATTAGTTACGTTGTTGACGTGCATCTTGTGCATAGCGTTTGATCATACGCGCACGTTTTTCAGGATCGTCCCATAATCCTGCATCCTTCATCGCTCTGACTTGGTCAGGTGACAAGGTGAAGGTGTTACGACCACCAGCACTAGCTGCGGACTCTCGTCCTGAGCTTGTTACAACGTTCCTTGGTCTACTGCGTGGGGAACGGTTCTCGCTTGTATCGTTAGTATACCGATGAGGTAAGTATCTTTGCAAGCGATTCTCTAATTCGTCCCAATATTCTGCCGTTTTTGGATCCCAACCCTCTTCAGAAAGCGCTTGGTCAATGGTTAAAGCGATTTTTGAGTCAGGGTCACGACCATTTGCATCGTACCAGTCGTTATTACGCATAAATTCGCTTGCATAACGCTGAACAATAGGGTCAGGTGCTTGGATTGTTTGTCTTTGTTGCGGTGCAACAGATTGTTTCTTCAGATTCTCTAAAGATTCGTAGTCGCGACGCGCTTCAAACCACATTTCTTGTGCGCTAGTGAGCAAATCACCGTTTCCAGTTTCAGTTGCCTCTTTAATCTTCTGTTTAGCGAACAAAATACGTGCTTCTTGGTCTTCAATGGCTTTATTTAAGCGTGCCATCTCTGAACCTTGCGTTTTACGCTCTACAACTGATAATCTTTCAAGTAATTCTTGGTTTTGGCGCTGTAAAAGACTGAGTCGCATGTCCTTTTCAGACTGAACTTGCTTGTGATACTCCTTGCGAGCGCGACGTTTGTTACGTTTTGCCTCACGAATTGCCTCAGTATCGTCTGCATGGTCAGCTAGGTTCTCATCGGAACCGCCATTGTCGTCATTATTTGATGAGTCATCATCATCATCTTGTGATGAAGTTTGAGCATCAGGGGATGGAATGTCATCAGGAAGGTCAATAACGGCAGAACCGTCAGCCGTTTCCTCGATTTTCATCTCTTTTTCTACTTCTTTATCTTGTGCCATTATGCATTTTCCCTTTCGCGGTATTTAGCATATTGAAAATATGTCCGTCTTATACGAACGCTTTAACTTCTAATGGATTGCCAGTGATTTTTGCGATAACTTCGTGGTCGTTCATAATCATGAACTCAACCTTTTCAGCATCAGGATCATCACTTAGTGCAACTTCCCATCTATCACCTGTCCATTTAGGTACACGAAGGTAGTCGCCTACTTCGCACCAAGAACCTTCAGGCCATGGTTCCATTGTGTCGCGCTTTTTGAACGCTAACGGACCAATTGCTACTACTTTACCCACAGGATTCTGCGCTCTTTCTGTGTCGCGTGTTTCCTCAGCTAAAATAATGCCTGACTTAGTTAACTTAGTTTTCGCTTTGCGTAACTGTACAAGTACGCGAGCGCCTAATGGTTTTGCACCAGGGTCTACATCAGGAAAAGCCTCCTGAATATCAGCTTCGTTAAAAGCTACTGTGCTAGTTGTCATTGTCTTCCTCTTTTAAAAGATTATTTAAAATCTCCAAAGAGCGTTCTAAACCTTGATATTCCCCCACCAAGCGTTGATATGCCTCAAAGCTAGAAGCGTGTCCTGCCGCTAACGAAAAAGCTATCTCCGCTTGACGCGCTTTTACAGCGCTTATGAAGTCGGATTCATATCTCATTAGTTAAGCATTCTTTTTCTGAATAGCTGAACCAATGTTGCCATGGTCTGAGTTCGCCTTTGGCATCGTTGCACTGTTCAATTCACTCTCTTTTTCACCATTTAGCCATGCACCTTGTGCCATACGTTTGTGATAACCTACAGCGTCTTCTTTCATTTGATCTTTATCTGTTGTTGCCATGTTATTCTCCTAAGAATTGTTGGGCGTTTCTGTTTAATTGCAAAGCAGTTTTCTGTTGCTCGTCACGCAGTTTAACTTCATCCATCGTTAACTCTGCGGTCTTAATGCGTTCTTCGGTGAGATTGTTCTCTGCATTCATCGCCACCTTAGTTTCGCGGTCTTTCATTTTCTCTTCTGTGTCAGCTTGCAACTTAGCTTGAGCTAGTTGTGCGTCTTGTGCATCTTTCTGTGTACGACGTTGTGTTTCAGCTTGTGACGTTTGAATAAACGCAATATCAGAGCCAGTCATTTGTGGTTGTGGCTTGAATTGTTGCATCATCTGACCTAGTTGTTGTAGTGCAGGGATAACTTTCTCAAACACTTGAGGCGTATCCATCTTAACGTGGTCAGACGCAATCGCAATCGCTCTATCAATGTCGTCGGCAATCTTGCTGTCTTCGTATTTCTGAAGCTTGATTCCTGTGCCTTCTGTAGCATAAGTTTCCATGTGCTGTGTGTACCATAGCATCATGTGTTGCTTGATATGCTCTAAACATTGAGGAATGAACGTAGGCGCGATTAACATGTTGCTTCCTAGTGTTGGGTCTAGGGCAAAGTTTAAATGCGCTTGGATGTGCGCTAAATGATCCTGACGTGGATATGCGTAAGCTGGTTTGCTTAGAGTCATTGCCGCGTTCTCATTACCTGCATCCATCTCAGCTGGTTTACCAGCGGCTGGCATTAGCTCGTTCACTGCTGGTATCTTCATTTGTTTCAATACGCGGCTTAATACAGCGCGTTGATCAAAGTGTGCAGGATACTTCTCCATCAATGCCAATACGGCTTGATTCTGAGCCATACGTTGCGTTTCTGAGAAGATGTGAGGGTCAGATACAGGAACGATGTCAGAATTGCGTTTAAAGTCTTCTTTTGAGATTGGCAAGTCTTCTACCATCTCACCCTTGCGTTGGTCATCTAAGTACCAGCGGTTGATGCGACCTAATACTTGTAATACGCGACGCTGTGAATCATGCAAGCGTGCATGGATAGAACTAAACACCTTAGCGCCTTGTTCAATCAATGCTTGTGTTGTACCAACTGGTGTGTTGGCATTTACGTCTGCAATCTTCTCTTCAGCTGTGCTGATTACGCCACGTGCGGCTTTATCTAGCCAACCCATCAACTCAAATAGAACTGCGCTTGGTGGATTGAATGGCATAGGCATTGCAACTTTACGGATGTCATCAACACCGGGTGCCGCTTCAATTTCTGTTACCTGAGTAACCTCGATTTCTTGGGACTGTCCACTGACTTTGGCTCCTTTAAGCTTGAGCATAGTTGCAGCATTATTAATATGAGCAGTATCAAGAAGAGCGCGAAGAGAACCAGTAAGAGCGGCACTAAGACCGCCAATAAGATGTGGTAACCCGATAGCATAAGCACCCCTCCATGGGATAAATTTGAACTCAATGATCCAATCTAACTTGGTCATTGTTTCGTCGCCCTCTTCCCAGTTACGATACAAGCCAATTACTTCAGTCGACATGTCATCAATCATTAGGATGTAAGGGGCAAGTTCACCGTTAGTTCTTGAGTCGTCTTCAATCTCAAGATTAACAAAGATGTGGAACACGCGACGTACACCGTCTTCGTTGTCCTGTACTTGTTTACCTTCAATCTTGTTAGAAGCCTTCTCAGGTTTAGTTTCATCAGGCTCAGAGCTTGAGCGAATGTAATCGATGTCGCGGTATAAGCCTGAGTTGATACGAACACGGAACTCTTCGTCCGTGATGTCTTGCACTTCAGTTACGCGTTGCGCTGTGTAGAAGTTAACAGCGGCGAACGGCAATAGGATGTTATCAATAGGCACGAACTCAGTGCGTGGGCGCTTGAGTATTGGGTCGTACCACATTTTTAAGAATTGTGAACCGCCTAGTGGCAATTGTGTTAACAACTGCTCTTGCTCGTCACGGAACTCTTCAATCTGTTCCGTTAACTGCCAGTTCATGTAATCGCGTTTGCGTTCAGCAACGTCTGTCTTTTCGTCAGTTGCGTCACCAATGATTTTAGTTCTGACTGGGCCATCAGGTGGGAACATCTCTTTAATAGCGGCTGCGGCAAAGTCTACGCACGCTTCAGCCATGACAGGATGGACTACCTTAGAAGAACCCATAAAGTTAGCACCGCCTGGTGCGTCATCGCCTAGACCTGTACGGCGGATACCTTCTTCGTATTGCTTGTCACGCTTCTCACGTGCTTGCTTATCTTTCTCAATCAGCTCAATGTATTTAAGCGCAATCTTTTGCATCGACCACAAGTCAATGCTTTCCGATAAGTTTGAATAGAAGTCTTCGTCTTCTTCAGGACCGCTTACGCCATCATCAAGCGTGACAACAGCCGAGCCGTCTTCCAACTCTTCTACTTCGGTATTGTCATCCTCGATTTCAATCTCAGCACCACCATCTTCTAACTCGTTGATGTTCATGCCTGGGATATTACGTCCGTATTCAGGGTCAATAGGCATCTCGGCCATGTTTATACTCCGTATCTAGATTTCTTGAACTCTTCATTTAAGTTCACAGGGTTATATTGTACATTACCACCATCGTGGAAATGTGGCAAACCTTCGTTCAGTATAAGCTCACGTAACTCAGGTGTAATTTCAATTCCTAAATGTTGGGACGTTGTTGGGATTCCAAAGTCAGGATGGTCTTCCCCTACAAATCCTTTTTCCATGTGAACATCTATTGGCTTGACGCGTTCTTTAGCACCAATCTGCTTGAGTACGTCATTCATGGTGCTAGGTACGATTTGGTCGTAGTAACCTTTCATGCCTTCACCGCCAATTTGCAAGTCTAAGTTATTGTAGTTAGCTACTTGCGTTGGTCTTGCCTCAGCCAAATCGCCTACAATCTTTTTAGCCATGTCTTTACCAAGGTGTTGAGATAACTCATCCTCAGTTAAGCCTTCTTGCCTAATGGTTGGCAAGTTATCTCTGCTTGCGTCTTTTTCATACGCCATGAAAGAATATGTTCCATCAGGATTTTTGGTAGCTCTTACGTTATCTAAGTATTGTGCAAGGCTATAACGGTCAGCTTGTTGTTGCCCTGTAGTCCACGCCATATAGTCCTGACCTTCTTCTGCGGCTTTCTTGAGTGCATGCTTGAGTCCTAGCGCAGTCCAGTCTTTGGTGTCCTCAACGTATGGGCCTCTTGGAATATTTGAATTGGAAGCATAAGCATCTCTTTTAGCCAACAATGATTCAAACTCAGCTAACTTGTCGCCTTCTAGATTTCTTCTTCCATCTTCTAAAAGTTCTTGAAATCTAAGTTCCTCAGCATCCGTTAGCTTTTGAATATCTTGTCTAAATCCTTGCTCACGCGCTTGTTGCGCCCAATCTGACTGTAGCTCTTCTAAAAACAATACACGTCTTTGTTCAGGCGTCATGCGTTCGTTGGTACGCAAGTGAGCTAGACGGTTATAGTCTGTTTCAGGGTCATCATAGATGTGCGCTCTAGGCACAATAAAGTCAGGGTTCTTAGAACGAGATATAGGCGACTCACTTTCAACAACTTGATGTGGGAAGTCCTCCATGTTGTCAATTGCTCTATTCATTGCATCCTGAACAGATGGATCAACTGTTTTTGCTTTCTCTCTCAAATCTTTAGCAAGCTGAGTTTGTTCGTCAGCGTATGCTTGAGCTTCTTCTCTAGTCTTAAATCCAGTCTTTGGTGAATAGCCGTGAACGTCATAGGTATACTCAGGCACATGCTTTCTTGGAATAGACAGCATAGTTTCTTTGTAGTTAGATCCGCCTGGCAATGTGTATTGCTCAAACTTAGATCCGCCATACTTCAATGGTTCTAACTCCAATTGGTCTGCACGTTGACTTAAATGTTCTGAGCGACCAAAGTTAACTAATGCAGTGTACTTATCACCACGTTGCTGGGCTTGTTGTGCGATTTTCTCTGTTTGCCTTGCTTGATTACGTAAGTTTTGTACAGTTGCCATCTCGTCGATGTTAGCCAACTTAATAAGCTTGTTATAATCATCGTCACTCAATGGCTCGTTATCTGCACCATGCAATACGCGTGAGTGACGTTTAGTTAAGTCTTCTAACTCTTTGCGTTCATCAGAGTTAAGTTTTAATGGCGCACCCTTCTCTACAACTTTAACCTTTGGCAGATTGCCTTCTACGTAAGCTTCGATGTCAGCCTTAGTTACTTTGCCAGTCTGTTGCGATAGCCAGTCATGTAAGCCAGTTGCGTCGGCTTCTTTCTTGGCGGCTTTAGATGCGTTTGACTTCATCCATGCTGACCATTGGTTGCCTGGCATTGCGTCCATCTTATGCCCTTTAATGGTGCGTTCTACGCTAGATACAAAGTTAACTGCACGTTTGGCTTCTTCTGCGGCGGCTGACACGTCCTTGATGCTCAAGCCAGCAGGTAGGCCTTTAAGCTCACCAGCAAACGGTAATCCCATCATTGCAAGGTTCTCAGTTAGTGGGCGCTCTTCTCCGCTGGTGATGCCAGCCTTTTCTAGTTGACCACGTAAGTTCTCACTGCCAAGCATCGGCGTACCTTTAGGTGTGAGGTCAACACCCTTGAATGGTTTGTATCCCTTCATTGGGGTACCACGTGCGCTTTCAATCATGTCAGCAGGCATGCCTAACAGGTCTGCGCCGACGTTGCCAAGGACATCGACAGCCATCTGAGGGGATGGGTTAGCCAACTCTTTTTTAAGCTGTTGTTTGCCCTTCTTTGCAAGTATCTTGCCTGTTAACGCTAATGTGTCTAGGTCAGGCATAGACATCGGTTGCGTTGGTGACTTCTTATTTTTTGTTGCGTAAGGGCTATTCCAACCACCTTCAGCCATGTGAACTGTGTCAGCGTTGACAAACTCTTGCTCAAGCTTGTTGACCTTACCGCCTTCAGCAAATAGATCAGGCATGATGATAGGTGAGCGTTTTACTTCGCCCTTCACGTCAGGTCTGTACTCAGGCGTTATTAAACGGTCTAAACCAAAGCGTGCGTTCAATGCGTCAATGTAATCTTCTTTGTAACGACGAGCCTCGTCAGTTGTCAAACTGTAGCTTGGGTCTAATGATATGAGTGTTGATTCATCACCTAGCTTGCTCAATGCTCTAGTGCGATGACGACCTTCATGTCCACCGATGATTAGTTCACCCTCAGGGGTTTCATTGATTCGCAAGTACGGAACGTCAGTAAGACCTTGGTCACGTGCAATGCTTGCTAAGTATTCGATGTATTGGTCATATGACATGTCTTCAGGAACATTGAATCCACCGTAGTTTTCAGTCCTTCCGATTAACGTTGGGGACAATGGATGTGCAAACTCTTCAAAGTCTTTAGGGTTCAACACCATTAAAGCTTGGGGATTGCTTGCCGTAAATTCTTTTTCCAAAGCACGCTGGGTATATTGATGCTCAAGGTTAGGCACTTCATCAGCTGCACGCTCTACACGTCTAGCGGCATAATCACCACGTTCTTTGCGTACCTTGTCTTGGATGTCTTTAATCTTGCCACGCTTAGGCACAATGATTGTAGGCGCTTCAACCTTAGGCGCTAATGTTTTGAGGGCTTTAGCTTCTTCGTAAGCCTTGTTAAGTTCTTCAAGGATGCCAGCCGCTTTACCAACCTTACCGCCTTTGGCTTTGCCAGTGTACTTCTTGATGAAGTCACGGTATGTGTTGTATTCATCAATGTATTGTTGGTCAACCTTTTGGTGAGGGAATATCTTTTGAATCGTGCCAGTAAAGTCTTGTGGGCGTTGCGTAGCCATAACGTAGTCTGTTGCGTCAGGGTATGCAATCTTAAACGGCTGAAGCACTTCACGCTGTCCAAGCATGTCACCGACAATGCCTTTTAGGTAAGTGTCATGGTCAGGATCGTCAGTTAACGCTTCACCAGGCTTCATGCGTCCTACGCTTCTGCCAGTCAGGTTAATCTCCATGTCGCGTAGTGCTGGCTCTGTTACGGCGTACTCTACGTCCAAGCCGCTAGGTAACCCTAGTGGTTCAGTGACCGACGGAGTCTTAGCACGTGCGTTAAAGAACTTACGCATCTCAGGATCCATCTTCATGGCAAGGTATGATTCTGCTGGGTTCTCAATGCCTGGGAAGTGTGGGAACTGGATGACCTTGTAATCGCCAGTTTTAGGGTTCTTAATCTTATAACCCTCACGAATGATTTCGTTGAACTTCTCTATTGCGGCAGGGTGTAAGTCAACTGAGTTAAACGCCTTGAGGTTTGCGTCAGCCATGTGTTGGGCAAAGTTATTAGCTGTGTTTCCCATTGCTAAGTGTTCGCCAAGGATTTGGTCTGTGTTGTAATACTCAGACAGCCTATCTATCTTGCCTTGAAGCTGACCTGCTGGACCTTCGTTCGATGCCCAAAACAGTGGATTATCTCTGTCCATCTTACCAAGACCGTACAATGATCCGCCTTGTTGCTCTGATCCAATAGCCAACCCTTCTAACTCTTCTAGGATTCTGTCCGATACTGTTTGGTCACCTGGTATTGCAACCTTTACCTCACCCATTCTTGGTGTGTAGTTCTCTACTTCGGGAAGTTCTTTGGTTGGGGTTAGCTTGTAGTCGAGTCCTTTTACGCGTTGGGACTCTTTCATTGAGCGACCTGCTAGGTTCTTTGTGTCACCCTTCTTACCGCTGGTGACATGTTCACCCATCATCTGACGTGATACTCGTTCGGCTTCTTGTTGCAACTCTTGCTTAGTCTTTGGTGCGGCACGCTTGAGGTTAAGCGGAAGAGCTGGACCCTTAGCGGCTTTCTTAATAGCTTGGGCTTCCTTGAATGCTTGCTCTAAAGCTTGAGCGCCTTCACTAATGATGGATGTCTTCTTGGCCATATCACGTCCTATATCGCGTAAGGATTGACGCGTTTCGGTTTCGCGTCATAGTAGTCATCGTCATCATACGCTGGTGCTGGATCAATATCAAGGAATCCTGCGTCCCTTAGATAGCGTAAGGCTTGCGTACACGCATCAACAAAATCATCATGCGTTGAGTCAGGAAATGAGCATATCTGACTGACGAATCCTTCAGCCCAGTCACGTACATAACCTTTGCGTACAGTTGACTCAGGTATCCATACACGCTTCATTGCGATGATGTTCGACACGATGGACAGACGTTGTATCTTGTCAGCCCTGCCTGGGTTATATGCCCTTACTGGAAGGTGAGCGCGTTGTAAGTCTTGGATCAAGCTGATACCTGCGGCTTTGTCTTCCACTAGGATAAGGTCAACCTTCTTACCACCCTTGTAGTTGGTTTCTTCGGTTTCTTCATCGGAGCCATACGACACGCTGTACTCTTCGATGACCTTCGGACGTAAGTCAGGGTATTGCAGTCTGTCTTGCCATGCGTCTATGACCATGACGGACATTGGACCATCTAATGGCTTGAACACTCCGAACACAAGGCAAGCAGTTGGATCGTTGACCGTCTTCTCGGTGTAGGCGCAGTCATAGGACTGTATAATGTATTCAAATTTAGGAAAAGGCTTATTGGCTGGCCACAGTCTGAACATATCACGTTTGACGATTCCTGACTCTTCAGGATCAATAAGTTCTGCATAAATCTCTTGGCGTCCGAGTTTCGTACCTTCATATTGTAGGATCTGCTTTTGAAATGATGGGGCTAAGTTATCAAGGTTAGTATACGTTGACGCTGTAGTCATTACGACGTCATCACCATCACGACCCACCAGCTCAACGATTAAGTCTTTAGGCTTAGGTGTTGTCGATGCAATGATGCGTGTGTGTGAGCCTAGACGTACTGCGAACTGGATTTGATCCCACGCGTCTTGTAAGTAATCCCATGCGGCTAACTCATCTAGCCACGCACCATGCCATTGACCACCACGGAACCGTTCAGGCTCTGAGGCTGGTATGCCCTTGATGAATGAACCATTGGTTAGCTTGATCTCATGGAAGCTACGATTGTAGTCAGCAACACAACACTGGGGAATGATGTTCAGTAGTCCTGAGTCACCCTCGAAGCATGTGCCACGGATGTCGGCGCTTGTTGGGGCTGATACTAACCAGCGTGTGCTAGGCTCTGTCCATGCCCAGTCGTATACCTGTTCAGCGGCTGTTCTAGTCTTACCAGCGCCACGACCTGCGTTGAGTAGCCATATGTTCCACCAGTCACCAGGCGGTAGGATTTGATGGTCATGAGCCTTGTTGAGCCACTCTATGCGATGAGCGTAGTAAGCTTGCCACTCAGGCGTTAGTGTATTGAACTCTTGGGCAATGTCTTCCTTAGGGATTGCTAAGGCTTTACTCATATCTCTTAGTCAATCTGTAACGGTCTAGTAACGCTTCGAGCGTTACATCGTTGTTTAGGTGAGCGTGTAAGCGTAAGTCTTCAATCAGCTCGCGTCTGATTAGGCGCTGGTCAAACTGAACTAAGTAATCATGAATCACCCAACTGTCTGCTTTGCTGTAGAAGATGGCGAACTGCCATGTGCGAATGCGTAGACGCCAATGAGTGAGCATCTGCGTTGCTGGCTTATACCATGACCATATGAATGTGATCCAAGGCAGCCAGCCATTACGTCCGACTGTGATGTTAAGGCCAATCTGTACAGGCTGACCCTCATGCTTGTAGTGGATCATTACTTATTGTCCATTACTTGCAGTACGCTAATCAGCGCTTGAAGCTCATATGTGCTTAATTCATCACACATATTGATGATGCGTATTAAGCGTGACTTAGTCGCTGCCTTATCCTTCATCTCTTCAGTGAAGGTAGGAATGACTGGACCTTTGCGGCGCTCCATGTGTTCTTCAGGTGTTTCAATTGGCATAGGCGTAATAGGCGCAGTTCCAAAAGTGCCACAAGAACACCATCTGCCAGCCCATCCTGTTACTTCACCGAAGTCAGCAATGCCACCACCACAATGTTTACATGTTCTCATACCTTACCCCTTAGCCTGACCTTGGCGGCTGAGTTGCAGGTTAGTTACTAACGCGTCCAGCATCTCGCTGTTCTGTTTGACCTCTAATGGGTTCTCAGCGTCACCAGCAAGGATCTGACGTTCGCCATACTTACGTGGCTTGAGCTTAGAGGCTGTCCACTTGCGTGCGTCCATGCGATTCTTTTGCCACGCCATGAAAGCGGTATCAATCTTAATCTCAACCAGCTGACCCTCTTTGTCATAGACAGGCACCAGCTCAGGCTGTTCGTCAGCAATCTCCACGATTTCATCAGCTAGTGCGTCAGCTTGATCTTCACGTGCGCGTGCGTACATGTCCGCAAACTCTTTGTGCAAAGCTAACCACTCATACACTGTACTGCTTCTTGGCATGCCATCCATCTTAGTGATTCTACGTAATGGATGACCGTCGGCTATTAGCTCACATATTTGAGTTGCTAGTTTTAATGTGTATGCAGTTGGTCTTCCCCCTTGGGATTTCTTATTAAGGAGTTCTGCTGTTTGTTTGTCTGTGAGTTCTTTGGGCGCGGCGATTATGTCCGCTAATGCATCGACGTCGCTTGCGCTTACGCCTTGCTCTTTAGGCTGACCAATTTGGTCTATCAATGAATCGCGCTTATGATTTGCTTTGGCTTGTGTGACCAGCTCATCATATGTGCATTCGACAAATCCATCTGCGGATTTTTTGCTTCTAGATTTTTTAGTTGTTTCAGGCATAACCCTTATTCCATACAAAGTTAATATGAATTTAGTATATCGCTTCATCCTCTGTTTGTATAGGTTGTGACTACTCGCTGCGCCAATGCGTTTATCTGGTCGCCACCAAGATTGGT